GGTGTGATGTTCTCGAACCAGTCCTGCATGGATGGGATTCTTCCAAGGTCTTCAATCACATGCTGCTCACCCACCCAGCGGGTAGGTATCTCCAAGCCATTGCTCAACTTCAGAGTCGGCCCAAAGATTTTCTCACACATGAAGATGCCCTCGGCGTGATGACGAAGAGCGCGATGTCTTGGGTCAGCCCAGATTTGCTTGCTCTCATCGAACCATGTGTGGATGGCATGATAGTCCTGCCATTTACCACCCCACTTTTTCTTTGAAGACAGGGCGTGATGATATGGATTGCTCAAAGTTTTGCCTTGGCTGGGTGACTGGTTGAGGACTGCTCGTTGATGTTCATGTCCACATCGATCGTTCCCTTGGTGACGTTCAATGTGACAGATCCATACCCACCGTCGTTGTTATACCAGTCGTATCCGTAGTCATCGAGCACGCTGCTGAAAGCCTGTTCGGTGCTTTCTTTAGCAGCATCATCAACCACCAATTCTTTTTTACCAGCATCTAAGAATATTGGCTTATCGAAACTACCTTCGTCGCCGCTTCCGTTAAAGTCAGCTTCGGCCATTGAGACTCCAAGTCTTTTTAGCTGGATGATGAGTTCCTTGAGTGTGTTTTTGGTCGTGTCTTTTAATACTAGCTTGCTCATATATGTCCTTTTGTTTTGAGTTCTGACCTGTTCATCAGATCAGAAGTCAAAAGCCCGGCGCACATAAGCACGCCGGGCTGAACGTCGAATCGTATTAATGTTTCATGGTTGCTCCTTTGGTTTTGGTTTCTTGTTGAAGCCCTCTATTGAGGGAAATCATTTCATCATCTTCGTGATGTTGTTCGTCCAGTTACGAAAGCCCACAGGATCGGCTGATGGTGGGCACCAACGCCGGGCGAAGTGGATCGTGAACGGCTCAGGTTTTCCAGCCGCCTCCCATCTCTTCCATCCGTTGTTGATTGAGTTGATGGTGACGCGCCTCGCCTCAGCCTCTCCGCTCACCTTCACTGACTTGACACCATAAGGCCAGCGAGTCTTCGATCCGCCTTCAATTTTGAATACACAGTCAGCCATCCGCTCTGCGTAACCTTGAGGCATCGCAGCGCACAGGAATTGACAGGAAAGAAACAGAAGCAGTGGTGTGATTATTTTCATGGTGAATTGGGTTGTGATTTGACAGTGATAGTTTTCGGATGCGACGACGGACGTTTCTCAATCTTTCTTCAAGACCAAGGCGCACGATTTGAAGCTCTTCGAGTTCGGTTCTCACACAGTTGTTGGTGTTGTTGGAGCGAATGGTTCACGGCACACACTCCGCCATTGTGGTTTCAGTGTGTGTCTTCTCAAGCTCCTCGCACTTGCTCTCGAAGTTGTCCCTGATCTCGCTCTCAATATACTTGGTGTCGCCATTGCAGTAACCCCACACCGAGTCGTAGTCGATCTCATCTCCATCCTTGTCGAACCAAGCACACACCAATCCATAGGTTTCACCATTGCACCATGCAGTGTAGACCTTGCACGCTTGAGCAGCGCACTCGATCGCCAGCTCACGCTCCGCGTTTTTTATTCTCTTCTTGTCCAGCAGAATTCCAAACCACCTTGCCGCAGCTTTATATGCTGACGCGAAGCTTTTATATCCACCTCTCTCATAAACAACCATAGGCCCGGCGCTTGGATCTCCGCCTACATTTCCTCCTGTTATCGTGAGTGTGATGATGTTTAAGTTCTCATCCTTTACCGTTCCATCTTTCTCACGCTTTGATTTGTAACCAACCTTAGCAACATCTGGTAATAGCTTCTTGATCGCTGAAGATTTGATGTGCTCAATGCAGCTTGAGTCAGGCACCCATCTACCAGCGTAGGAAGTGCCATCCCACCTGAAGTCTGGCGTGCCATGCAGCGAGCCCATCACACCCCAGATCACAGAGCCATGCTCAAACTTTGACAGTGGTACGACGAGTGGATTGGATTCCAGCATCTCAGACGTCTCATCTGCATCGCTCTGCCTGTTGTGCTGGATGATCTTTCCCATTCCATCGCATGACTCGATCGGATTTTCAGCGCACTCATCGTGAGCAGCGTAGGCCACCACGAATTGACCAGAGCTGAGTCGCTTCTTGTGTATGTCAATGTGATCCACAGCTTCGATCGGAAGCTGGATTGAAACGTCGTCGATCTCTATCGTTCTCATTTTTGTCCTTTGTTTATGGTTTAATTAACACTAAATTTCCTTCCATACTTCTCAACCCAATCACCCCACGAGCAGACGATGAACTTGCCCTGCTCGTTCCACCATCCATCACCCCTGATGTGCATGACGGTGAGATTATAGGTTTCACCGGTGTTGCAATACGAAGCCACGATGTTGCACCAGTATCCATTCTGCCAGTCACCGGAGATGCCTTCAGTTCCGTAAAGCCCAAGCAATTCATTGATGACTTCAAGTCGGATCTTCCAGTTGACCTTGCGGGTGTGAGCTATCGCTGACTTACAACAAGCCAGCCGCTTGTCACTGAAGTATTGATAGTCAGCGGACAGATTCCTGGCCTTGGAACTGCGATCCTTGATCTCGTCGGCTATTTCTTTTGCTTTGTTCATGGTGTTATCTTTCCTGCGCGTATCAACCTGTCGATTTCAGTCATTGCTGATTTAAGATCCGTGAATCCTGGAAGAAATCCAGAGTGTGCATACTCGCTGGTTGCACCCCTCCTGACATAAGACCACCCCTCATCAGGCCACTGACCAGGATGAAGAACAACTCGTTTGTATTTCCAGCACTCCCAATCACAGTAGGGCTTGGCCTTGTTGCCATACCACTTAACTTTTTTCCACGACCTGCCACAAACTTTCACTTGTTTCCTTTGGTGGTTTGTTTGCTGAGAAGTTCTTCAGCGTATCTAACCCTGACTTGATCCTCATTCGTGAAGACCAGTGGATACTCATCCAAGTTTTCAAATCCGTGGTAGTCACCGACTGCCATCCAAGCAGCAGCCCTCTCTTGTGGATCGTCAGATGTGAAGAGATCGATCATCTCCGGCTCTGCCATGCCGACAAAGTCACAAACATTTTTCAGGTAGGTTGTATCTTGCGGTCGCTCCTTGCGCTCCTCTTCAGTCTTAGCAAACCACGCTGGCTTGTCGGGATGAAACTTATTGTCGCTCAACACGCCATTGATGTAGGTGCATGGTTCAAGGATGAATCGATAGATCACCCACGGTTCGCCGTTGTATTCAGTCGGCGCATGAATGTATTCCACCTCGGGTGGATACACACCAGTCTCATCGATGTAGATGAAGCCTCCGCTGTGGTCGATGGGGTTGATGTCGCCCACCTGACCAACCATTTTCCAAACAGGTTGTTGTGTCATAGTTTTAGTTGTAGAACTTTGCATTTGGTAAATGCTCTCTCACTTGAGCTTTCGCATCATCACGACTGGTAGCCCTGACGAAGATGTCCTCGTTGGTATCGCCGATGTCGAAGTTGCACCAGTAGATGTTAGTGCCAGCAACATACCCCCAATACGCACCATACTGATCGTAGTCTCCACCCACCCACCGCAACTTGCGGAGTGAGCATTTTAATTTGATGTCAGCATCGTGCCCACGCCATGATCTGCGCCCCATGCTAGAGCCAGTCGCGACGAACTGGTTGTTACCGTCGTAGAATCCAGTCGTTCCAGAGGGTAATGTCTTCACGGTATCTTACTCACTATCTCCCGCAGTTTTTTGAGCAACGGCGACCACTCTGCGGGGTAGTGTTCGATGTTGGTGTCCCGTCGCGCACACTTGATGACGTGAGCGTTGAGCTTGTGGATGAAGGAAGCCATGTCGGGAGCGGCGACAAGCAGGTCTGCGTTAGATTTCTCCTCATCGTTTGAGTCTACGGCGTCTTCAGTGCAAGTCTCAGCCACGCATTTACCGCTAATGGAGATGATCTCACTGCCGCAGTAGTCGTTCATCGAATCGTGTTTAATGTATGGGCCGGGCGAGTATGCTGGTTTCATTTCTTTCCTTTGGTTTTAGTGAACCGTTTGTGTGAGAACCGGGTGAACTTCGGATCTCTGATCTCCATGTCATGCACATTCGCCCAAGCGGTGATCTTTTTCACCAGCTTGGATTCACCTGACAAAGTGTTCGGCTCTGCTCTGGATAGCACGTCGCTTCCGACAATGCCATTGTGGTAGTAGCCGATGCGGGCGACGATGAGTCGAGGCTCATGCTTGTCGCATTCGATCCGAGCGTGAGCATTCTGACTGTCGCCCACAAGCAAGGCGGAGAAGTGTGTCCAGGTCATGGTTTGTATTTCCTTAGATTCTTGGCGAGGTCGCACTCATTGGTGAGAATGTCGCAGTTGACTAGCTCCTCAACCTCGTAGTAAAGGCCGTCTAATTTTGCGCGAGTCTTTTCATACTGCCGCAACAGGAACATGACAGCATCCACAGCGGGGCAGTCGCCCATCTCATCTCGTATCCGATCCACGATGCACTCATCAGTGACAAACCAATTGTCCTCCTCGTATTCTTTTTTGGTAAGCACGGTGCCGCGATTGTTGGTGGCGAGGATGAACTCAGGATCTGTCGGCGCGCAGACATTGCCAGCGACGATGGTGAATCCCTCCTCGACCGTGGAAGAATCATCCTCTTGCATGAGGTAATTCCTGAACAGACTGATTTCGGTTTTGACTGGCTTCACATCTGGAAGCTCAGAGCAGTGCGGCCTTTTGTGTTTTGGTTTTTGTTTTGGCATAAGTTATTCCTCTTGGTTGCAGTGTTGGTATGCGTTGCCTATCCCGAGGCAGGTAGTGCCACAGTCGGGACATTTCCAAGCACCATGTTGTCGGTGCATAGATCCAGTGCTGGCAGAATAAACATCTGCCACCACACCAGTCAGGTCGGTGCCACCCATTTTCTTGAGACGCTTGGACAGCACAAGAGCGGATGCGCCACCGATGATCGTGTTTGCGGTGGCGATCCGCTCCATTCGCGCGACGAGCCGGTCTTCGCCGGTCAATTCACGCCAGTTTCCAGGTTTCATTCGGTGTAGACACGTTGGACTTGGCCAAGGTCTTTTTTGGTGTTGATGATGGTGAGCCTGTCGTACACGAACGTATGTTTCTTGGAGTCAAATGTGATGTGTTTGAGTTTGATCCTCGGACTGTTCGGAACGGCAACGATGACGATTGTTTTCATTTTGGCTTAGGTGAATACAGAGGTGAGATGTTGTTTTTCGGCGCTTGAAATCAGGTTGATGTGGTGTGCCCACATGATCGCTTCGTGAAAATCCTCCGGGCGATCATCGTGGGCATCACGGAAAAGCTCATTGATCGCTAGCATGAATGCGGATACATCAGCCGGTCGGATTTTCTTCATGGTGAACGTGTTCATAGCGGTTGTTCATCTGCCCAGTCGGTTGAATTGCCGCACGATGGGCACCTGTCGTTATCCGGCCACAGATACACGAAGCCGCAGCGACATTTCAATTCAACCTCTGATCTCTCGCAATCACAGTCGTCGCGAGTGGGATCAATGTTGCGATGACACTTGGGGCATTTCTTTTGTGCTGCCAGCCAGAAACAACACAGGAGGATGCCTGCGAACGGGATTGCGAGCACGAGTAGGGTTTTCATACGTGAGGATGGTTACTGGTTTGATTGTGAAGGACGCGGGGGCGGATGGCGATGGACATCTCGTTTTGATGCCATGTGCCGCCAGACACCCGACCGCGTTGGATCCGCCCTTTGACTGCACCCTTGGGTTTGCCGGAGCGGTAGAGGAACGCGCGATAATGCCCCGCGCTGAAGGTCTGCTTGGGTTTGAAGTGCTTGGCCATAGGATTATCCTTTGCGTTTGCCGTAGCTCCAGTGGGGCGCCACGTAGTTTGTTACTGGAACTGCACCCGAGAGGATCGGATGCTTGATTGGGCTCAAGTTGAAACGCTCACCGCGCAGCATGGCTCGCATGGCTTTGAAGGCTTTTTTGCTCATAATGTTTATCGTTAAAGGTTGATGTTATCCAGGATTACAGGGGTGAGATGACAATCAGTCGCCGATCCCCAAGAATGAGTTCGACGATGATGGAATAGGTGCCGATGGTTGAGTTGCGGATCCGCCATCCAAATGCAGTGAGTTGGTTGATGCGGAACAAGGCACGGACGCGGATGTAGTTTGTGCGGTTTGTCTTTGTTTTCATGATGATTTACCGTTTTTTTGTTTACCGTCGAGGAAGGTTTTAGAAGATGATTTCGTCAATGGCGTTTTCATCCCACGGAGTTGATAGCATGTGCTTTCGCCAAGCGTGGACGTGGGCGTCTTGGAACGCATCGAACGGAATATAGTCACGGCGCCACGGAATACCGCTACCGACAATAGAAACAAGTGTGTTCATGTGTGCTGCTTTCCAGAGCCGACTACGGAATTGCAGTAGGCTCTGCAAAGCATTGTCCTCCGGTGCGGATTTGAGCGGCTGAGTACGCTGAAAAACCCAGCACAAGGCTGGGTTCGGCGCACCGCTCCGGTGGACATGCTCTAAAGTTTTCGCCGGTTATTCGACATACTCCCGGCTTCCCCTCATCAGGGACGTTTACAGTTCCCGATCTGGTGGTCTGACTGGCATCTGCCAGCCTTGTAGCGCAGCCACAAGCGCAACCCCTTAAAGGTTTGACACCCCGGATGATCTGTCAGGACTCCACTGGACAGGACTGTCGTCACTGTCTCTGGACACGGCTTTTCTGCCATTGAGCGACTGGATACGCTTGAGCTGTGATAGCTGAGTTGGCGGATGGTTGCCCGTGTACGTGGCAAAACCCGAAACGTAAGCAACTTTGTTTCGGGTGATTTTATCCGGGATAATTTCAACGGGATTTTTCGACACTCAGATTCTAGGATCTGCGCGCGGTTCTTCCCACGGAAAAGGTAAAAAAATAGCTGGATCGCCTTTTTTCACTTCACGACACGCTGTAATCGTTCGCCATCCTACACGGGCAGAACCCATGCGTACGGCAGTTTGATGCGGAATTGACTAGGCGGCGTTATCGCGTTTCCGCAACGATTAAACCTGAGTCTTGCGACTGGATTAAACCGTTTCAATTTCCGTCTGAATTGCCTTTTCTACCCTGCCAGTATTGGCAGGGCAGAATGAAACTAACTAGCTTTTACTGATTCAACTTGCGCCACAGTCGCGGCGATTGCTTCCTTCGCTTCCTTCTTGGCTTGTGCCTTTTCCGCTTTGGTTTGTTTGTTCGATTTTTCCGCGAACGAGTTAAACCAACTGGACACAAGCGCAGGGAAGTCTGCCAACGTCACAACACCGCCGCATTTCTTGGCTGATTTTTCAGCGCGGTGAATGTCGCGCATGTAGCACAGGGCGTCTTTTACCGAGCCCTGTGGCATACGCGCCACTGCACTGAATACTGCTTCCTCCTCCCCCTTTTCACCTTTCACCTTAGCCAGCCCAGTAAAGTCAGTTTTGACTTTTAAGCCCGTCAGTGTGGCGTCAATCGCCTGCTCAATTCGTTCAACGTTCAGCTTGCGCGAATTGCACAGGGCAATCATGGATTTTGGTGTGTAGTTTGAGCTATATGTTTTCATCTGTTTTTTTTGTCCTTTGTTTCCCCGTCTGAATGACGGGTTCTGCCTGATTTATTCAGGGCAGAAAAGACAATTCAGAATGTGAGGCTCGTCGTACCTTGTCCGCGTTGTCACTAGAGATTAGTCGAGTGAAACCGTGTTTTGCGCTTGGTTGTCAATCGTGTGGCATGGTAGAGGGTTTGAACAAGGGGATTGCAAACCTTAGCTGTTTCACAAGGAAGGGGATTGACGGTGACGGAGGTTAAACCATCACGCGCATGACAAGGCGTTTATAGCCTATCGTGTTCAGTCAGATAACTGAACTATGTCAGACAAGGGGGGAGGCGGAGAAAATCCGCCCTAACCCGCCAAGACTTCGCCAAAGGATTGCCTGCCAACGCAGTCAAATGTCCACAGGGGACGCAATCCACAACGCCAGACGCATCAACAACACATGGGCGCGAAGTTGCCTTGTGTTTGTTTGGTGAATAAATGCTGGACATTGCACACTGAGCAGGACTAGGTGTGAAACACAACCCAGATTGTGTTCACTAGGCAAATCTTGCCTAGAGGGGTAATCGAGGGTTGGCCTGGGTGGGTCGCAATTGGCGATATATCACCCCCATCTCTACTTTCCAGTGTTTTGGGATCAAGGTGTATCGTTAATTTGTAACGATAAAGATTGAATTATGTGAGTGATATTGAATTTGATTTGAAGATTAGTGATCAGATACGGGCAGAAGTCTCCCATCACTGGAAGTTCAGAGCATTTCAGGTGGCGGTTTGCCGATACACCCATAGTCTCTGATCTTGGCTGATAGCCCAAACGGTCGTGGCTAGTCTCTGACTGTCGCGCCACCTCTGTTCTACCCAGAACAGCTAGGGTTCTGTTTCCAGTTACGGATCTACGTCTGCTGGATCAGGCTTACCTAGTCGCTTTGTTTTATGGTTCACGTCCGTTTGAGTCCGCTTCCTTTGAAACGCTCGAGTTTTGCTTTACGTCAACGTGGGTGCTTGGCTCGGTGGTTAGCCGATGATGTAAAAGAAAAGCGCCCGTTGTGAAGTCTTGCTTGGCGGCAAACAACAAATCCCTTTCGGGCAACGGGCGCTACTAAATTTGAGGTGTTCATCTTGTTGTTCGCTCAATGCTGCCAAGCACACCTTTCTTTTACACCACCCTTGCCATCTGTCAAACGAAAGTTTATCTCTTCCCCTGTGAAGACCACTCCAGAACAACTCATGGCAATGCTGGCAAAGCCAAAAGAGAGGAAGGCAATCGTCAATTTGAGAGAGCGGATCCAGCGCAGAGTGGAATCCGACCCGACAACTATCATGGATAGGAACACAATGAGAGAAAGGTGGGGTATATGACACATGGCGATAAGGTAGTTCTGGTAGATGACAACTGGCCTCCGAACATGGAGGCTTCGTATGACCACTGGCCGAAGAAAGGGCCAGCTTATGTCGTACGTGACGTCTTCGTGGGAACGAACATGGATGCTCTCACAATGGACATGAGGCGGGAAGACTGTCTTGCAATCACCCTGATTGGCGTGGTCAATCCAAAGCCTCCCTATGTCGGAGCGCACGAGAGGGGGTTTGCCGCGCGTAGGTTCAGGAAGATCGAGGAGAAGAGCGTGGTCAAATCGGAGGCTGTATCCGCGTCGATCTGAGCTTCCTGCCTACCGACTCATATCCCATACGATCGGCATTGGGGATGACTTCACGGAAGTCGTCCTCACGGCAGATCGACTGAAGCATCCGTAGTAGCTTCTTCGCCCCAGCCTGCCAACCAGGTGGCTTTTTCGATTTCAGCTTTTCGATCTCGTTCAAGATCTCTTGCTTCCTGTGCTTTCTGTTTTCCACGAGCAGTCCTTTCTTTGTGCCAGAGCTTCGTCTTTTTCTTGTGGCAGAGCACACAGAGAGTCTGCACGTTTTCGATCACAGTCATCCCACCCTCCGAGAACGGAACAATGTGATCCATCTGCCACCACTTCATGCAGGCGTACGTCGGCCAACCTGCGGCAAACATTTTCTTGCGACGTTTCTCAATCGCCTTCCTGAGTTGATCCTGCCTTCTGAGGAAGATCTTGCAGGCAAGATTATATCTTGCTCGATCGAACACACCATCTCTCCAGAAGCGACCTAAGTAATAGTTGACGCCGACTGGCATCCTTCCAAGCCTGGCCTTGAGCCTCTCGGCGTCCACACCACACACGCAGCATACACCCTTGTCTTTGGTGAAGAGGGCCTGCTTCACGAAGCTGGGGTGATACTTCCGACAACACTCCCGAGAGCACCATGTCTTTCTGTTCGGTGGCACTTCCTTGTGGCATCCACGGCATAGACCCTCCTTGATGAGCGTTGGGAATCTGCCCTTGTTGTAGATCGGCTGGCTCAAGGAATCCTCCTCAGATGGATGCACCGCTTTCCGTGGCCGGTGTAGGTGAACTTAATCCCATTGATGATGATCTCCTCTCCCGGCTTGAGCAGGCTCTTCCATGATGGCAATGTGGCGGCATGTTGATCTGTGGATTCAAGCCCGCCCGATTCAGGCAGTGGCTGCACCTTGTCTCTGTGGAGTGCAAGAGTATCAGCTTGATCAAAGTATCGCGCCTCATTCTCAGCCTGCTGTTCCATAGCAGACTGAGTCCAGTGGAGTGGAGGAGGCGTATGCGGAAGTGTTCTCAGTGCCCTCTGTTCAATCGAAGTCTTCATTCGTGTCGTCCTTATCTGGGAAGCAAGTTGGGTTGTGGATGTTTCACTCCGTTCCTGGCCTTGGCCCACAAGCCGCATCCGAAGGGATGTTGGTATCGTCAGTTTGTTGGTGATGAGTTTGGGTGGCCTCCATCTCCTTGAGGCGCTGCCAGTCCTTGATCAACCACTCCACATCAACTCCGTCTTTTCCAGTGCCATCACACTGCTGGCACGCGATCAATCCAATGGCGCTGCCGAACCACCTCTTACCATCGCATCTCCAACAGGTCTTTTGTTTTGGGTGGTGCTTCATGGATTTGGAGGCATCTCGTTGTATTCGCGCTGGTTTATTTCTTCGACGGTGATGCCGTTTCGCTCCAACTGCTGATGAAACACTCCAAGGCAGACATTACAGACGTGAGCTTTGACTGTGTGTACACCTCCAGGGTGACGACCATCGATCTGACTAACAGTGATGAAGCGTGAACCTTGATTGATGTTGCAGACTTCACAGGCGCTCATTTTGAATCCTTACTTTGAGTGATTCCCTTCAGTGGTGATCCGCCGAGTCCTTTTCGATGCAGGTAATCTAGCGCTAGTTTCCTTATGAGGTTGTTGGCGTCATGCCTTGCCACCACCCGACAGAGGCGACGTATCAGCATTGCCATGTCCTCTGCTCTCGCTGGGTCATTCGATGAATTTTTACCACTCATTCAATCTCCTTGTTTCTTCCAACCTCAAAGCCACCCATCCTCTCCTCTTTGTGATCTGATGGGCGATGCCGCTTACGGAAGAATCCATCATGCTCGGGATGAATGCGCTCGAACATCCGAGCGTATAAGCAGGTGTAGTGGTCATTGATCTTGAACCCGTCACCGATCTTCACTTCGATCGCCATGTGCCAACGTATGCGGTGGCAGACGGCGTCAGCAGAATAGTGAGCCCACCCACCTTCGATGACTTGGAACGTGTATCGCTCAAACAACTCCCACACCCTCGGGTTGGCGGCGTGGTATGCCTCGAAGCGCTCTTGGATTTGTTCAGCCCTGGTCATGACCACACCCCATCTTTGTGTTCCTGCTTGAGAGCAGAAAGATTTCTTCGGATGTAGTCACCCACAGGTGACAGTTTGTCGCCTTGGATTCCGTTCGTCCAAAGGTAGTGGAGATAGTCGGCTGGCACGTCGGACATGGGGCGACCTTTGAATTTTCCGTACGGCATAAGATCGTGATCTTCGAGTTGTTTCATACGTCAATAAGTTGACACGTCACCACCTTGTAGCCGCCCAATTCAATCAGGACAGCCCGGCAGTCGGTGAGAATCTTTATGTTGATCGTGGACTTGGGTGGGAATGTGGTGAGGCATTCCACAAAGCTGATCGCATTCAAGAAGAATTCACACGGAGAGAATTTTCCAGTGATGGATCTGGAGTAATCAGACCCACCAACAGCTTCAATGAGGCACTCAACATCTTTGAATTCGACTCGGCATCTGGAGATGAGCGCCTCGCCGTCACCACGGAGCGACTTGATGCACCGAAATGCGTCAACCCACTCATCACGATCAATGCTTCCTATGTTGAACAGCGTTCCACCCATGACAACTTCGACATTTGGGTACTGACCTTCCATCTTTCGGCATGTGTATCTGCCGTTTTTGTGATTTACGGTGATTAGACCGTTTGAAATCAGCAACTCAGCCGATTCTTTTTCCAAAGTGTCAGCCACCGACGTGGCAAACTGCGACGGAATCAAGAAATTACTGTCACCGCAGATGACATCGGACACATGCTGCGAGATCTGGTGGCCTCGAGACGACTCACACTTCATCCTTGTGGCAGATGTGGCCACATGAACCGACTTCAACACGTCTCGGTGAGAGCTTTCGGCTGCGAAGAACGAAGATTTTCGGATCCCTTCGGCAAGAGCATCAGCTGGGAGCACAATGAGTGTTCCGCCACCAACAAGATTCTGAAATTCCTCTGAAGGCATCGTCTTAATCTTGAGCGACCAGCTTCCAGACTTGCACAAGATCGATCCAGCGGCTGATTTTACCATCGAGATGACATCCGATCCGAAACTTGCTGCCGAAGCCATGACGGAAGCTGACACACACGACGGCTCAAGGTCGCCTTCGACGTCAACTTTCGACAAACACGACTGATCTCCGTCGTTGGCCTCGATCGACATGACGCCGTTTGCCGCCGAGATGAGTAGCCTGTTGGAAGACCGACCCATTTTGCTCTGCGATATCCTGATCGGCTGCTCTAGCGCGCGGAGAAGATTCAACTTCTGGACATTCATGCGAATTGGGAAAAGAATTTTACGATTTGCTTGGCATCCTCTCGACGGAGCGTGGCAATCTTCTGGTCGAGCGGTTGACCCTTCTCACGGTCGGGGACAATGTCGCCTGTGCTATTTATTCTGCTTCCCGGATGCACAAGAATCACATCGATACCACCCCCAGGAAGACACTGAAACGATACTTGTTCACGGCTGGTGGTTTGTACTTTTAATACTGGATTCATTTGGTGTTTGGTGTTTTTGGTTTTGGTTATTTACAACTTATTCACAACCCGCACAGACATCTTCGGATCGGTGCGTCCGGGTAGATGCTCTATCAAGCATTCGTATTTAACCTCAAGGCTGTATCCGATCAGCAGCTTCACGCGCTCGGTGAATGTCAGTCGCGCGATGAATTCGTTTTGGATGAGGTGTTTGAACTTTGGAGGCAATATGCGCTCCTTTATTTTCGGTTCTGGTTTTTTGCTGGTGAGGCTCATGGTATTGGCGTGATGGTTATTTCTGCTCCTTCAAATCCTGGTTCAACTTCTTCCGTGGTTATGTGGATTGTTGGAATCCATTGCCTTGAGTCGTCCCACGGCATCGCACATGCAATCAAGGATAGTTTCGAGCGCTCCTGAATTGTCGCGACGTCGATTGTCTGAGTAGCGCATAACAACTGAGACAGAAAACTTTGGATGCAAGACTCCATCCACTTTTTTGTTTTTCCTTCCGTCAGCGTTCTTTGAAGTCCGGTGTTCCTGTCTAAGATCGAACGCTTTTTGTTTTTGAACGACGGGACGTGACCGAGATTCTTCACAGAGAGAGTCAGCGTTGCGCTTAATGAAGTCTTCGCTGGCGTTTGGGTATCTGCGTTTAAGCTCATTGATGGTCATGCTGCGGCCAGCTTTTTGATGCCTGCGTGATAGGCGTCGATGACTCTAAGGCTGTGCATCGGTCGCTGCATGATCTGGTGAACAAAGTCGATGTCCCAAGTGTTCTGTATGCGGTAGTAGTCAGAGCAAAGCTTTGTAATCAGCTGAGTAACCTTGGTTACATTCTCTCGAATCTTGGCGACGTCAGGCTTTGAGTTTTTAAGTAGATAGCAAAGGTTGATGATGTTTTCTTTGGCGCGTAAGAAATCATTTCTGAATTTGTAGCATCTGTCACATGTCAAAGCCTTCTTCCAAACGTCGAGTTGCTTGATGGGGCAGGCGTCGTCGTAGTAGGCCACTCGCCCAGCTTTGCAGATTTTACAATGGTAGTCGGTTGGTTGCATCATAGTTTTGTGGCTTTCTTGAGGAAGTCCATGTTGGGGACGAATTCCGGCTCGGGTTGTTTTTCAAAGCTGGCGATCAGTCTGTCAGATGCTGCGAGGTCTTGTTCCGCAGATGAGATTGATTTTGGTTTTCCGCCCTTAATATCCAACTTGTCAAAAATAGGCTGGTCTTTCGATGCGTAGTAGCCGTCGAACTTTGTGGCATTGAAAAGGGTTTCTGGTCGTAGGTATTGCTCCATGTCAGACCCCTTCCATTTTTTTACCTGACGCAAGATCATCTGCTTGACGCCGTCCACCGTCACTTCCGGCTCGGACAACCGGGAGGATATGAATTTCAGGTTGGTGTCCAACTCGCGGTATTTGCGACCAGAGGCTTCGTTCAGGAAGCTCAGGACAGCTTTTGCATCCACACGCAATTTCTCTTCTATTCCTTCCTTCTCTTCTATTCCTTCCTTCCTTCCTTCTACGCCTTTGGGCGTCAGCTTAACGTCACTTTGGACGCACTTGGGCGTCACTTGGGCGTCACTTGAGTCGTAAGTAGTTATCCATCCAACCTTTTCCGAAGAAAGAAATGCTAGGGCGCGGATGATTTCTTTGACTGGACGGCGGAATTTCAGCGCAAGGTCATCAGGTGCCCATGCGGTGCCGTCTTGCTGCCCATCGGACGTCAGCCAGCCGTCACGATTGATCTGCTGAGAGCAGGCTCCAACGATGCAATGCCAGATGCCGTAGATGGCTGAACCATCGGGCTCGGCCATGATTCTTGAGAATCCCATTCCGTGCTGCTTGTTTGGGACGCAGACGAATGAACATCGCTCAATAACGCGGGATCTATTGTTCTCGAAGTGTGTTTTCCAATCTTTGATTCTGTATTTCAATGAATCCTCCAAAAATTAAATTCCGCCGCCGACAACCCGTAAGACAACAGAGAAGCCTTTCGGCACTTTGAGGGCAGGTCGGCGACGGCGGAATGTAATTGTCGATGGTTATTCATATCTCTGTTATCGGGCTGTCTTACGACCCGGCTCTTGGGAGCGTGGAGATTAAGCCACGCCCCCAATGATTCGTCAACAAGTTTCAGTATGGAACGTCGTCACTCGCGTCCACAACCGACTCAAATGATCCCGGCTTCGCAGCGCTGACCGTTTTCGCAACAGCCTTGGACTTTGCGTTGAGCTTGGTGAGGATCGACGCGACCTTTATCTCATCAAGCGGCTTTGCCTCACCACCACCAGGAGGATTCAACCAAGCGATCTTGAGCCGATCCTTGCCTTGGTAGTTCTCCATCTCGGTTGTGATGTTGCACGGAAGCCCGGCGAGCGTCTGTCGGCCTGAGTTGAGTGTGATCAAATCACCGTCGAATCCAAACACTTCAGCGAGTCGGCGGATGGTGTTGTCGAATGCTCCATCTGAAAGCCAGGCTTTGTAGATGGTGGTTTGGCCTTTGCAATCACCCTCTGTTACGACGAGTGGGATGCGAACGAATGGAGTTTTCTTTTCTCCTTGCTCCCCGATCCATCCGATGTCTGGCTTCTCAACGATGCACTCGAATGATCCGACTGTTTGTAGATATGTTTTTGACATGATGATTACTGTTTCTTGGTTAGGTTTTCGATTCCGGCTTTCAGTTTGTCTGCCGAGAGCGAATCAACTCCCGACATCCATTTATCCCATTTTGGTTTGTCCGCATCTGCGATCTTTGCGGTGGAGTAAAGCGCTTTGATCTTCGCTGTGAGCGTCACCACCGAGTTCTCAGTGATGGCTGATTGGAGCGCGTCCCAATCCAGTGGAAGAACATCGGGGAGATTCATCCGGTTCTTCGCATCCCATGCTGGCGACCATTGAGTGTGCAGAACACGCTCGCCACCGATGGTGGTTTCGCGGCTCTTACCCTTCTCCTTGGTCTGAAACACTTCGTAGGTCGCGAATAGGCAGGCGTCAGGCCACTCCCGAAGGATGCCGGTGAAGCGCTTGTGACCCTTCATCTCGAAGCGCTCATAGGACTGTCCTCGGGGATCGTTGAACGTGCGGATGTGGACGTGCGACAGCATGATGATTCCCAATCCCGCCTTCTGGCGAGCGAGGTCAAGCTTCTGGAGTAGGAGGACAAGCTCACCTTCCATCACCACGTATCCCTTGCCGTACCCGTAATCCTCAATGTCGGACTTTCCATCGCGCTTGCAGACTGAAGCGCAGATCAGGCGTTCAAGCCAGTCGGTAGTATCGATCACGATGGTTTTGAATTCTCCCGGCGATGCGATCAAAGCATCCAGCATGGAGTTGAGCTCAGTCAGATCTGCTGGCGCAAACCGCTGGATGTGGTCAAGTCCAGTCAGGCCGTCCTCGGCGCAGATGAACAGCGGTGATGGCGATTTGCTCGCGAGCGTTGATTTGCCGACGCCCTCTGGCCCAGCGACGACATATCGGAGTGGGACGTTTGCGTTTCCGCGTTTGATTTTATTTAGTAGTGGATTCATTGTGTTTTGGTTGCCCGTAATCATTAAGTTTAACGACATCTCATACGGCGCCGAATCTCAGGTCGTTTGTTGGTTTTTTAGTTTGGTGAAATACATCTCCAGAGCGGAGTGTAAAAGTGTTCCGAATCTCAATGCGCTGTTTGCATCCTCGTCTTTAACCTTCTCGATCGGCTCTTCGTATTTGTGGAAGTGGTACCGGGCGCACTTGCGATACGCATTGCCGCGAGAGTTAGTGAGCAGCTGGCGATCACCGCCTTGGATTGTGAGTTCGGCGTGAACCTTGTCGCGTTTCACATAGCGAACACCATCAACACTGGCTCTGCCGCAGCACAGGTCGAACATCTCACACATGCCCATCATATTGCAGGCTTGTGGATTCCTCGGCCAAAGACTCTTAGAGCGAGCGTAGAGAAGCTGCTGCGAGAGCGCCCATGCGTCATTCATGTATTCCAAGATGTCGGAATCTGTGCGGCCAACCTCGCGCTGCGCGAAGTATTCATACGGACACTCACGCAGAACGACGAGTAGGCGATCTTCAAATTCTTTGGGCGTCTCAATGCGTCCTTGAACCACCCAGCCTTTTTCAGCGTCTACTGTTTCGCGTGGCTTCTTTCCATCCTTCGTGAAGATGCGCGTTCCAGTTCCGTCGAGAACAATCTTGAACCCCTCGGAGTCAAGTGTTGGCACTTGAGATGGGCGCTGACCCGGCTTGGAGATCGCATCATAGAGGATGCCAGCGACATCCTGACCACCTTGAGCAGCTGCAAGGAAATACTTACTGCATTGCGTGTCCATTTTGAGGCGATCCCAATAATCAGAGTCAGGAGCAACCGAGTCCGATGTGGTCTTATGTTCGATTACAACCAGTCGTCCGGTGGGCTTATGCTTGGTGAGCACATCCATCTTGCCAGCCTCATCAAAGCTGCGTGAGGCCGACTCTGTTTCCGGATTCAGGAGCGGGAACTGGAACTCGCGTTCCACGTCGAGGACTTCGTAGTCAGCCCACTTGTTGCGCCACACTTCGTCGTAGACTGTAATTAGTGCCCGAGCGCGAGCGGCGGCGTAGGCGTCTTCCGATTTGATGCTATCAAGGATTTCTTTCATGGTTAAATTGGCACCTGCACCGGGGCAAATCTTTCGATTTCTGGACTGTGGTTTTACTCGCTGGATCAGGTTCTAGGAGATTGCTCTCGGTTGTAGCCACCAGCGACAGGCGTTCAGCTAAAATTTTACTGCTTGTCCTTGCGTTCTTGAGCCTGTTGATCGGAATACTTGAACTGCTTGTATCGCTTTCCAAGCTTGAGGATGTTTCCATTGATGCACTCTTCTCGAGTGACGCCAGCGGATTGGCGAAGACCCTCAAGGTAGAACTCGATGTCTCCCAATTCCTCAATCACATTTTCACGATCAAGCTCTCGGTTGTAGATGATGTGCTTCTTGAATGCGTCGAGAAGCTCTCCAGCCTCTCCAGAGATTCCCATGATCATGTGAAGCTCATGGCAGCGCTTCGGAGTTAAGCTGGTTAGGATGTTCTCGCCGGGTTTGACGAGTGTGGCTACCATATCTGTGTGGTTTATTTGCATTATCTTTTTATCTTTCTGGCTGGGCGTCCGTTTGCTTTTGGTATGAATGTGTTGAGCTTTGGCTTAATGCGTTCTATCAACTCAGCTTCCAAGGCGTATGCTTCTTCTCTTGTTTTTGTTGGAATTATTTTGATTGGGTGCATTGATCTTTTTTCGTTTCTGCTGAAAAATGCACGAGCTAGATTGCCGCTGCCGATATAGACGAGATTGTCTCCGTAATAGATTCCATAGACGCAGTAATTAGGCCAATCAATTGTGATTGCTTCTGGTGGAAACATTGTCGTTTTATTTCGGTTGTGTCTTTAGCAGGGCATCGATGGCTTCGATGGTGTCGAGTTTGTTTTCTGGTGTGGCATCAGAGTCGCCTACGCCACGGCGCATGGTGTTCAACGTGTCGGGATTATCCGATCCAACGATCTTCACCAGGGCTGCTCGGACAATGACATAGTTCTTGGTGAGGGTGGCGATTGCCAACTCGTCTGACTTTGAAAGTTTTGGCATATCACTTCTTTCGCTTGTTCCACTTTCTTGATTTGCAGACCGGGCACAATTTTGGTGATGGGATTCTTGGAATCCAAGAGCAGGAACACCTTAAACATTTGAGAGTTCGTAAATTCATTACTACCTATCATAGGTAAGATTTTTTATTCGTCAATTCTTTTTTAGAAAATCTTTCATTTATTTTTCAAGTTCGACAAATCACCAATCAGGCATTACTACTTCCGCATGGCAGAACAACCAGAACCACCAGTGGCAACCGTTCCTGAAGTGATAGAGCAGCCCAAGAAGTCAACTAAGTTTGGGACGCCAAGCCAGAGATATGTAGCACCGAGGGTTTCAGCTACCCGCATAGCTGAGGCAATCATCTCCGCAGGGTACGACAGGAAGCTGGCCGCTGCTTCGCTCGGGATGAAGATGACTCACCTTGTAAATAGGATTAAAACCAACAGAGATTTGAGATCTGCGTTTGGCAGGAAGTCGATGGGAATCAGAAACAAACTGGACATCGAGAAGCTGAGAGGTGAGGGGAGGCAACATCCAGAGATTGTTGATGTGATCGGAAAGCAGCAAGAGGAGTTGGCGATAGGGCAGGCTCGCATTGCTCAGATTGCGCTGGGTAGACTGACTGAAATTCAGGAGCGGATTGAAAAAGGAAATGAGGCCAGACGCCTTGAGGGTGTTCCCGCCGACATGCTCACCGATGACGAGAAGAAATTTGTCTACAAGTGGAGGTTCTCCATCAATGAAAACGAAGATGAGGAGAAGAAGCTGTTCGATCAAGAGAAGGCGATGATGCAAGCATACTCCAACGCGAATGAATCTGTTTCAAGTGTGGCGTGGAAGAAGGCTCAGACTGAAGCGCTACTCAGGAAGAGTGGAGTCGGACGATCGCAACCAGACCGTAAAAAGATGGCTCCTCCAAAAGCAACCGCGCCCACTCAAGTCACCATAAGCGACAGCAATGTTGTAATACAACAACCCCAGCCTCAACAGCAGGTCGCTGCTTCGGCGGAAGAGAAGAAAGCTGAGTGATGGAAGAGTATTGGGAGCCGTCCCACAATCCAACTCAGAAGAGGGCGTACAGCAGCATTGCTCGCTTCGTGCTTGTGTACGGCGGTAAGGGATCTGGTAAGACGCGCGTTGGCCTTGATGCGTTGATTCGCCACTGTTACGACGAAGAGGATGCGCTGGCGCTTATTATAGCTCCATCGATACGTACGGGTAAGGAGGGTGTGTTCGACGATCTTGAAAATGTTCTCGATCTTTGGAAGAACGGAAACAAAGACAAGGATGGAGTGCGGATTGATGATGGTATGGGCATCGAATACACCGTTCCACTTCAAGACCCGCAGACAAAAGACAGGATCATCAAGATCACAAATCGCTACGGAGGCGAATCGAAAGTTCTTCTGGTTTCAATCCCTCACGTCTCAATGGTTCAGAAGCGCATGAAGGCGCTGTCTCCATCGTTTGTGTATGTGGATGAAATAACCGAGTTGGAAGGCCATGAGTATTTCACGTACGTTGTATTTCAGCTTGGTCGTCGTAGAAACATAAACGGCCCACAGCAATACTACGCGAGTTGCAATCCAGAAGGGCCTTCGAATTGGGTGTATCACATCTTCTTCGAGAAGTGCGTCAACGAAAGTGGAAATAGGAATCCAGACTTTGAGGCGTATCGCATACCCATCCAAGAAAACTACCACAACCTTCCCACAAATTATTACGAGAAGCAGATTGAGCCGAACTTGAAGGATGAGACAGATCGGGCTCGTTTGTTAGAAGGTCGGTGGGTTGATCGCCCTAGTGGTGACGCGATCTTCCTTAACTACTTCAAACCAAACCTTCATATACGACCGAATTTTGGAACAGAGGAGCATCGTCGTGGAATGGGGCTTGAGCCTCATGCTGGAATTCCAATCTTTGTAGGATATGATCCCGGCCCAAACAATTACTGCGTCACATTTCTTCAGATGATTCCAACCAAAGATGGAAAGATAGTCTGGATCGTGTTTGATGAGTTGATAATGGTTGGCGAACACCGCCCTGATTTTTATGTCGCCGCAGAAGTTTTGAAGAAGATGGATTTCTGGAACGAGCGCAAGAAGGGTGCGTGTCAATTCATTCACATAGCTGATCAATCAGCATTCAGCCATCTTCGACATGATGGGAACTATGACGCTACTCGGATGAAGACCTTGACCAAGGGCAGGATTTCAATGCGTCCATTCTCACCATCCGACAAAGACTCGAAGGGAAGTGTTGCTGCACGCATAAGCATGATACGAAACATGCTGGCAAACGAATCACTATTCATTAGTGCGACATGCCCAAGGACGATAGAATCGATAAGGCTCTTAGCCAGTGAAAAGCAGAAGAACGATAAGTACGACGACATGGCCGGGCTAAAGCCGAAGAGATCTCCGTATCTTCATCCATTCGACTCATTGAGCTATCCGATATTTTATACGCAGCTAATGCCATCAGCTTTTGTTCCGCAAGTAGCTTCAAAAACAACTGGCGTATTTCGGGCTGGTGGAGGCCGATAGTTGCGGGTTTTAGATTTGTCAAGTAGGTGTTGACCCAACATCAAACTAGGGTGTAATGTCCGCGATATGGAATCCTCAACAAGTGTCACAGTGTCATTCGCTCAAAATCCAGCCATGCAAGAAGCATTGCAGGGCAAGCAGATTGGAGACAGTTGCGAAGTCGAGATGAAGTCAACCATCAAGGAGCTTACCACCGATGGAGTCGTGCTTCAGGTTGAAGCGCTCGTGCCGGAAGGCTATGAAGTGAAGGATGACGGCGACGAAAATACCGCGCCCCCAATCGCAGCCGCAACCCCAGCAGACAAAACCATCCCCACGGCAACATCGGCAAAAATCGGAAAGAAGATCTGACGTGGTAAATCTCAAAATTCTCAAATCGTTCGGATCAACTACTGAAAGGTTTCGGGAGGTTCTTACGTCTACTGGAGAGGAGGAGAATCCACAAAAAGGCGAAAGCAAAGAGGAGAAGTCTGAACGCCTTAAAAGAAATACTCAGCGCAAGAGAGATCTTCAGTTCAGGAAGAAGTTTGAGAATCTTCTTCAGAGCCGAATCATCAATGGAATTGAATACTCTCTAAAAAACCACCGACCATATGCTGCGGTGGATCTCGCTTGGGATTCAATCGTTCTCTCCAAGATCAACATGCCGTTGCTGCTTTACGCTCAGGGCAAGATCGATGTTCAGCGCGCTGCTAATCTCCTGAAGAAGCTTCCAAACGGAGAAGACTTCATCACGTTTGAAGAGGAGACGCTTGCCAATGGCGAAAAGAAAAGAGTCAGGCCGAAATCAATCAACCTTCCGAAGTTCATCGACTCTGAGGTGAACATGATTCGATCGATGATCAACCGGCGCTGGGCCGCGCAGAAAAACAAGTACGCGAATCTTTGGCCGCACTACAATTACGAATCCCGCTCCACTGGTCTGGCGGGTAAGTGTCGAGCGGATGTGATGAGTCAGCGAGCCGACATCATGGTGGATCAATTTGGAACTCGTCATCACGATGGTCAGGTAATGCTTGGTGGTTTCATGTATGGGCATCAGGTGGACTTTGTTCGCAGCTCTTGGGAGATTGAGAGGCAGTATCGATACAAACAAGGATCGGAAGAATTGGATTCTTACATTTCAAAAGAGGGTGTTGGATGGTTCAGCCCGCATCCAAGTAGATTATTTTGGGATTTGTCGCATCCGCTGATGTCTCTGAATAGCGACAGCGGGTGTGAGTATGTTGGCTTCTGGGATGTTGTAAAGTATGGCTCGATCGAAAATGATCCGGCTTATTTCAACAAGGACAAGATCACGTTTGGATCAAGGCTTTGGGATGCTGGTGGGTTGTATGGTCAGTATCTTGATTACTTCAATCAGTACAATTACGCGATCAATGTGCCTGGAGTTCCGAACGGTTCAGGTGGAACATCTATCGACGTATCTGGATTGAATGATGCGAAGAATCAGATTGGTTTTTACAGCGTCACAAATCGAGACAGCTCGATGTTCACCACAAATTTTTTCTGCAAGATGGTTCCAAAAGAGTGGGGCGTTGGTGAATATCCATATCCAGTGTGGGCCAGAATTGTAGCAGCATCAGATCAAGTTCCAATCTACGCAGAATTTCTCCCGAGTCGACCTGGTGCAGTGTTAAGCATCAACGAGAATGACGGTCGCGCAGTCTCGATTTCAATGGCGATGGAGGTGATGCAGTTCCAGCAGCAGATGTCCAATTTGCTGACTCACTTCATGCAGCTGATTCAGGTTGAAGCATTCAAGGCGATCGGCATCAACACCGATGCCCTGGATGCAGATCAGGTCGAGAAGATTGAAAAGATTTTGCAGGCTGATGATTGGTATTCCAACCCACTTGTCTATCGGTATTCACTTTCAAAGAAACTTGAGCAGCTTGGGATCGCGCCATCGAAAGCGATGACTGATGTGATCACCATAAGCGAGGCTCGCCAAGGTCAGTCTATCAATCTTGTGTTTGAGTCGATGGTCAAGCTGATTACGCTGGCAGAGCGCATGAACGCAATGTCTGCGGCTGAGTCTGGGCAGAGTGAGCCGCGCGAGATCTCCGCCACTCAGACAAACGTGATCGCAAATACGACGCAGACGGTCTATTCATCGATCAGTGATTGCATTGACGACTGGCGTGAAGCGAAGAAAGTCATCATCTACGAGTCGACAGTTTCCTGTCATGAGGGTGTGATCGAATGCCCTGTTAAAAATAGATACACCAAAAAAACAATCATCGATGCTGGATTCACGGTGAAGGCTGGAGAAGATGAGGATTACTCAGGCGATGCAAAGCGCATGACGGTGATCGGATCTGCAAAGGATCTGGTTCACAATTACATTTTCAGCAGTCGAGATGGAAGTGAGCGCGCCGTCAACACGCAGGCTGCGAACACGCTCACCCAGCTGATCGGATATACTCTTGCCGTTCCCGAGATAGCCAAGGCGCTGGGTCGTGAGAAGCTTTACATGATGTTCAACGAGGTGTTCCGTATGAGTGGTGGTGGAATCGACCTCAATCTTGAAGTCGAGGAGGGAAGTGGGGACTCGCTTGGTGAAGATGAGATTTCTCAACTGAAGCAGGCCATCGAACAGATCGGTCAGATGATGCAGCAGATGGCTCAACAGACTCAGAAAAATGCGTCTGACATTGCTGGCCAAGCTCAGGTGAATGCAGAGCAGCAGCAACACATCGACCTCAATGCGAAGCTTGCAGAACAAGTCCTGAGCATTCAGTCTCAAGTTCAGGAGATCATCAATGATCGAAATTCCAAGATCGAGCCACCTGAGATCAAATACGCTGACGCACCACCAGTCATCCAAGCTCAGATCGAGCGTATGCACGGATTCGATCCAGCCAGCGAAAAAGATCGTTTGAAGCTTAACGGAAAAACTAAACCCGCCACAGCCTGATGCGGAGACATCTTAATTTTTGGCAGCGATGCGAGGTGGTGCCTCCGATCTTGGCAAGGCTTAGAGCTAGGCTTCCACACGGAAGGCCGCTGACAGATGCTGAAATATCCAAAGCTTCAGGGTTGTCGATAGACAGGGTATTCCTGATCCAACACATGACGGATTGGTCAAGTGTTGGGGTTGGTGAGATGAGAATGTTTCTTATTGGGTGTGGAATAGATCTTTGCAATCAGTCTCACATGAGTCGGCTGAGGGCGTACATACCCAGACCTGGAAAAGCGCCGATCAACACCTGGAAGTTCCTGAGAGTGTCTCCTGATTTCAGATCAAAATACGAACCGCTTTTACGTCGCTACCTAATGAGTCTCAAGAAAGCCACACACCAAACAAAATAACCAAATAAAACCATGCCAGAAGAAACAAAAGTCGAAGACAATAAAGTAGATTCGTATCTCTCAAACCTCCTGAGCGGGATGGGAACATCCGTCGAGCAGGTTCTCGAACCAAAGGAGGGTGACGGCGGTGATGGTCATGCCGCTCCTGAAAAGAAGACGCCCACCGAAGAGGAGAAGGCGGCGGCTGCGAAGGCGGCTGAAACTCCAGAGCAAAAATCAGCGCGTGAAAAATCAGAGGCTGACGCCAAGGCCGTAGAAGATGCCAAGACCGCTGAAGCTGCCAAGTCTAAGATTCAAGATGCTCCGGTGCGCCCTGTTGTCTTGGCCAAGAAGGAGGCTCCGAAACAAAAAGAAGAGGACGCCACCGAGAAGAAGTCTCGAGAGGAGGAGGAGGCTTTCATCGCTGGACTTCATGATGAGCAGAGGGATGAGCTTGAAATCGCTTCATTTGCAGAGTCAAAAGGTAAGGTTGGCCTTCGCCAGAAATTTCTGGATTACTATCGCAAGCTGGACAAATACGCCGAGGAGAACGAAGACGCTGATCCAAGCAGTGAGAAGTTCGCAAAGTTCAAGGAAGAGAATGAGCCCAAGCTCACACCTTCAGAACGTCGACGTCTTGAGCGCGACATGATCACCGAGCGAGCCACAAGTAAAGCTCGCGAAGAGGTGACTAAAGAGTTTGAGCCGGTCGTTAGAAAGCTTAACGAGATTGAGACTGCTCCAGTTCTCAAGGGGGCTGTTGTGAGCGCTGTGGAGACTCTATCTAAGAAGCCGTCCAACGATCATGTTCCGTTTGATGCTGAAGTTGTGTCAAAGATTCAGAACATGCCGTACTCTCAAGCCGCAGAAGAGTTTCCGGTAGAAGCTCCAATTGTTGCCGGAACTCTTAATGCCGTGAAAGAATGGACTCGGATCCGAAGTGGAGTAGTCAGCTTCAGTAAGGAATCAACTACGCACCAATGGCTGAATCAGTTCCTGATCTCAGAGAGTCAGAAGATGTTGAGCCTTCCGAAGACTGAGCAGGTTCGTGATGGGCGTCAGTTTATGCCATTCGGACAGTACGAGAGGCTTGAGGCGACAAATCTAAGAGAGGCTGATAAATACTTCACCTTCAGCGACTCTGAAGTCTCTGGAATGATCGCGCGCCGTGGCGTTGTTGAGTACAACCGACAGCTCGAAAAGCTTCAGAAGTCTGGCTTTGAGAGAAAGACCACCGAAAAGAAATCATCTACATCTGAAGTGGAGAATAAGTCTGAAGGCCAGCAGACTTCAGCGCCAAGTCCAAAAGCCACTGGTCATACTATGGGTGGAGCGGGCTCTGAATCGGATAAGAATAAGATGGTTGATGCCCCAGCACATCTCGCTGGCGTATTCAAATCATTCGGCGATTGATCTGAATTATTTTCCATCCAATGAAAATATCCACAGGCTGACAACCAGTGGATTTTTTTTGATCTGATTTCATGGAAAGTTTTGAGGTTTGGTGTTTGTGAATAGATTGCAACCACTGACGAACAACTTTTTATGAAACGAATCATCACACCCATCATCGCCCTGGTCGGTCTTGTCCTTGTGGCCTCCGGGTTTCCAATCGGCATCGCATTCTGGATCGCAGCTGCAATCATGTGCAGTCCGAAGCTCCAGCCAAATCTTTGCGTTTTCCCAAACAACTGCTCTGGCCGATTGATTGAAGTCAGCCCATCGACGGGTTGCACACTTTCAAAAGCCGTGATCAAACCGTGGTCTACCGTTGATCTTGAGGAGAAGGCCCTCACCGAAGTTGGGTATGATATGGAGTTTGGCCGTCTTCAAGAAGCTCGACTCGCCGGTTACAAAGAGAATACCCTCGCCGAACTGGTAAATTCCAAGGTCGCCAACATCAAGAATCTAGTCCAGAAGCGCCCCGTTCAGGGCAACAAGTCGATCGTGTTCCCTTGGATCCAGATGATGCAGCGCCGGAACGTGAACATCCAGTATTGGAAGATCAACTCTGGTGCTCCTAATGCGAATGCTGGCGTCGGTAGCGTCCATCCCGGCGCTTGGGATCTTGTGGTCGCCAACACAAATGGCGCTTCTAAGTTCGGCACAGACCTACCTAACATTAAGAGTTACTTCTTGCCTGGTCGTGTGTTGTTCGTCGACTACAAGTCGTCTGGCAACGTAGCCATCTCGCTTCAATACACCATTCTCGCCGCATCTGCGATTGGATCTGGATCAACTTGCACTGTCACCGTGGCTCCGAACAAGACTGCCGCTGGTTGGGCTGCTCTTACCGCTCCTGAAAAACTCGTCTTCCAAATCGGCGGTGTGGGTGGTGGTGCTTCTGAAACTGGCACTGGCGCTTACATCGGAGCGAACTCCGTCTCTGATTACGAGTCTTACAAAGAGCAGGACACTGCCATCAACAATCTATCCGTGTTGCACTTTCCCATCCAGACCAGCCGTATCAAGTGGGATTACACGGATGAATGGAAGAAGATCATGGTCAATGCTCAGATGGGCACGTTCTTCAAGAAATACTGGCAGATGGACGAAGCTGAACAGCGCCGTCAGCATCAAGCCTTGTATGAGCGCGCCAACCTGCATAGCGCATTCTTCGGCCAGGCTGAATCTGAAATGCAAGACCCGCTTGACGAAACCAAGTGGCGTCAGCTGCCAACCGCTGTCGATCCTGCGAACAGCAATTGCGTCCTCGAATACAAGACGCGCGCTGAGGGCATCCAATCACAGCTGATCAAATGCAGTCGCTATCTCGACAAGTCGAATGGCAACATCGTTCTTTCTGATTTGTTCCAACAGCACTATCTACTCATGCGCGCTCGTGAAGCGGATGGTGGTGAAGTCGACACGACTGACTGGATGACGGATTATGAAATGGCTGGAGCATTCGAGAAGATGATGATCGCATTCTACAATGCGTACTATGCTACCACCACCCACATCTATATCGAATCAGGAAAGAACATCAATCCTGAGATGAACGCCATCATGGAGTTCAAGCGGTATCCTGTGCCGATCGCTTTCGGTGGTGGCTATATTTGCGTCTACCATCACCGCTTCTTCGCTGATCGCGTCCGCGCGTTTGGAACAAACGTCCACCGATTCTTCATGGCGATCGACTGGTCTGACTTTATGCTCGGCGTGGTTGCCACTAACCAGCGCGTGACGCAGACTAATGAGCAGGATGAGATCTATCGCTACACCATCAAGGTGAACAAGCTCCATTGTATGCACCAGAGCATGACGTGGACGGCGATCCTTCAAGATCCAAATCGCCACACGATGTATCGCAATTTCGCTGGATTCACCAACGACTTGTAATCCACATCAACAATAACGAACTGAACTGAACTGAATTTATGAAAAACGTATCTCTCTTACTC